TGGTGAGGCGCCCGGCGGCACCAATCAGCTTCCTGGCACGGACCCGAACGCTGTCACCTATCGCAACATTACCAACGTCACGAACAATGGCATTGGAGTGATTCGCCTGACCATGGACACCACAAATGGCATGATTACCGGCCAAAGAGTGAATGTGCAGGAGGTTGGAGGAGTGACTAATGCCAATGGTATTTGGTATATTACGGTCATCAATTTCAGCCAGATTGATTTGCAAAACTCAACTTTTGCGGGCACTTATACTTCTGGCGGGTATGTCATCAATGAGCCAGCCTCACCGTATGGCTTTGACCAGATTCCAAGGACAGGGCCGCTCTGATGCCTAGGTACGCTAGTAATGTCCAAATCCCGAATCTACCTGTCGCCATTGCGCTTACGGGAACGGAACAGGTTGAAGTTGTACAGGCTGGCGTATCTTCTAGGACCACCACTCAAGCTATCGCTAATCTGAACCAGATCACAACAGCGCCGAACTACACGACAGTGCAGAAAAACGCTCTGTCAGCAGGGACGGGTGCATTGGTCTTTGACACGACATTACAGAAGCTTTGCGTGTATACTTCCGGTGGCTGGCAAACAATTACATCGGTGTAACGCATGTCTAATGTGCAAATCCCAAATCTCCCTGTAGCTACCTCCCTTAGCGGGCAGGAGCAGCTTGAGATTGTGCAGGGTGGCGTATCCCGCCGCACAACGACAGGTGCTGTGTCTGGAATTACACCGGGACCGACAGGCCCAACTGGTGGTTTCGGACCCACTGGTCCGACTGGGCCAACAGGCCCCACTGGCCCCACTGGTACACAGGGTATTCAAGGCGTTACTGGCCCTACTGGGGAAATGGGGCCTACAGGTCCAACTGGCCCTACTGGCCCGACAGGTGCAGCCTCCACAGTTCCGGGTCCAACAGGCCCAACCGGACCTACCGGACCGACAGGCCCCACAGGCCCTACAGGACCAACTGGAACGCAAGGCCCACAGGGGAACATCGGACCTACTGGCCCAACGGGACCTACTGGCCCAACTGGGCCAACGGGACCCACTGGGCCTACAGGCTCACAGGGCATCCAAGGTGATATTGGCCCGACAGGTCCTACCGGGCCTACGGGAACGACTGGTGCTATTGGCCCAACCGGACCCACTGGACCTACTGGCCCAACCGGACCTCAAGGCATTCAAGGCGTTACGGGACCTACAGGACCTACTGGACCTACTGGCCCGACAGGGCCAACAGGGCCTACGGGCGATCAGGGCATTCAGGGTGTCACTGGACCTACTGGACCCACAGGGCCTACCGGACCTACGGGACCGACAGGGCCGACCGGACCCACAGGAACGCAGGGTCCAACTGGCCCAACTGGCCCACAGGGTAGTTCGTCCAACCTGTTCCTCTATGCGGCAAACACTACGGCAAATAGCGGATACCCGAATGATGGCGATCTGCTTTGGCAGAACACGACACAGATCAATTCAACATTTGTGAACGTCAGCCATCTGACAGACAACAACATTGACGTTGATCTGTTCTTGGCGCTGCTGACTGTCACAGAACAATTTGTCATTCAAAGCCAGACCAATAGCTCCAACTATCAAGTTTGGACTATTTCTGGAACGCCGATTCACTTTAATCCCGGCGCGGCCAATGCCTATTGGCAGTACCCTGTCACGTTGGCTAGTTCCAGCGGCACTGGCACAACCAATTTCAGCAATGGCGAATTGCTGTTCTTGGCGCTGGTAAATGGCGTTACTGGTCCTACTGGCGCACAAGGCCCAACTGGTCCAACGGGTCCAACTGGCCCCACGGGTCCGACAGGCCCAACTGGCCCAACGGGTCCCACAGGCGCTGACAGCACTGTTCCCGGCCCCACAGGCCCAACTGGCCCAACTGGCCCAACGGGTCCGCAAGGTATTCAAGGTGTCACGGGTCCGACTGGTCCAACGGGTCCAACTGGTCCTACGGGTTCAAATGGTGCAGTTGGCGCAACAGGCCCAACAGGTCCAACGGGGCCTACAGGGACAACTGGTGCTACGGGTCCAACTGGCCCAACTGGCCCTACGGGTCCGACCGGAACGACTGGCGTTGGCGGCCCTACAGGCCCGACAGGCCCAACGGGTATTGGTTATGCTGGGCTGACTAGCAGCACATCTGTTGCGATTGCGACTGGCTCTCAGACTTTCACCACCAATTTGACAGCAGCGCAGTCGGCTTTCGTGGCTGGTCAGCGCGTCCGTGTGTCTTACACAGTGACCCCAACCAATTACATGGAAGGGGCGATCACATCGTTCAGCGGCACATCGCTGATTGTGAACGTGGATTACATCAGCGGCACAGGCACCTATTCCTCATGGAACGTGGGCGTTGCTGGAGCTATTGGTCCTACAGGCCCAACTGGGCCAACAGGCCCCACCGGAACCGCTGGCACTAACGGCCCTACCGGACCCACAGGTCCAACTGGCACGGCTGGTACAAATGGGCCAACAGGGCCTACGGGACCAACTGGAACGGCGGGCACAAACGGCCCTACAGGTCCGACAGGCCCAACAGGCGCGACTGGTGTTGGTACAACTGGCCCAACAGGCCCGACCGGAAATACGGGAACCACAGGCCCAACAGGTCCAACCGGACCAGCGGGTGGTGGCGGTAGCGGAAACGCCCCTACGGGCGGCGGCACCGATCTTGTTTTCTATAACAACAACAACGTGGTCACGACTAACTACACAATCCCGTCTTCAACAGTTACGGGGACTGGCGCTATTGTTGGCACGACACTTACACTTGCTAGCGGCGGCCCATTCATTGTTGGCATGTCAATTACTGGAACAGGTGTCACTTCTGGCACATATGTTTCAGTAGTAACTAGCTCAACGGTGTATACTGTCACACAGTCGCAAACTGTTGCGTCTACAACTCTGACAGGCACATCTAATAGCAACGCTGGCACTTTTGGGCCCTTAACGATTGCTTCGGGCGTGACTGTTACCGTGCCAAGTGGTAGTACATGGACGATTGTGTAATCCCAAGTCTGAGGGGGCAGAGGGATGGAAGACCAGAAGCTGAAGATTTGCGTCTACGCCATCAGCAAGAATGAAGCTCACTTCATTCCTAGATTTTGCGAATCAGCCAAAAACGCTGATTTGATACTAATTGCTGATACTGGTTCTGATGACGGTTTGCCGGAGGAGGCTATTAAGCATGGGGCTGTTGTTCACCATATATCCATTACGCCATGGCGATTTGACTTGGCTAGAAATGCTGCTTTGGCACTTATTCCTAGGGATTTTGATATTTGCATCAGTCTAGACATTGATGAGATGCTTGAGCCCGGTTGGCGGGAAGAGATTGAACGTGTCTGGATTAAGGGTGAAACAACCCGTCTCCGCTATATGTTTGACTGGGGCTGTGGCATCCAGTTTTACTATGAGAAAATCCACGCCAAGCACGGCTATATGTGGCATCATCCCTGCCATGAATATCCCATTCCAGATGGACGAATCACTGAGGTTTGGGCCCAAACTGAAAAGCTGATTGCTACTCATCATCCAGATCCGACCAAAAGTCGTGGTCAGTACATGGATTTGCTACAGCTATCTGTTCAAGAAGACCCGCAGTGCCCACGTAATGCGTTTTATTACGCCCGCGAATTGAGCTTCCATGGCCGCTGGCAGGAAGCCGTTGATGCTTGCCGCAACTACCTTAATCTTCCACGCGCCACTTGGATGAATGAGCGGTGCTATGCCTACCGCGTGATGGGTCGTTGCTATTCAGAATTGGGTCAAGTTTGGGAGGCAGAAAAAGCTTTCCAGATGGCAGCCGGAGAGGCCCCCAATACCCGTGAGCCATGGTGCGAACTGGCAATGCTGATGTATCGGCAGAACCGATGGGAAGAGTGCTACGTATTTGCCATTCGTGCATTACGGATTGTTGATCGCGCTATGGTCTACACCTGTGATCCAGCGGTCTGGGGCGCTCAACCCCACGATCTTGCTAGTATTGCCGCTTGGCATTTAGGGCTTAATAAAATAGCCTTAACTCAAGCTAATTTGGCCCTAGAAAAAGAGCCAGATGATCTTCGCTTGCAAGAAAATCTAAAGTATATTCAGGGCACGTTTGATCCAGAGGGGGAGAAGGCGGCATGAGCGGTGGACACACAGACAATCATTAACTTGGCAGGGGGTGCTATTTTAGCAGCCCTTGGCTGGTTTGCCCGACAAGTTTGGGATGCTGTAGCTGAGCTACGGAAGCAAATTCATCAAATTGAAGTAAATCTTCCTAGCCACTATGTTCGCCGCGATGAATTTACTGAATTTGCTAGAGAAATCAGGGATATATCAAAACAGATATTTGACCGCATCAGCAGCCTTGAGCAAAGAAAGGCTGACCGATGAGCACAACAGAAGAAAAACAAGAGAAAATTGCCCTTGAGATGGCTGCTAATGCCAGCAAAGGTGCGTTGGTTGAGAAGATCGTATTCGCTGGTGTTCCTATCCTGTTCTCATGCGTTGTGTATTTGATGAACGCCCTGTCCAACGCCAACAGCGAAATTATCCAACTCAAATCAAAGATTGCGGTCGTTGTGAACGCCGATAACAAGGCTATCCCGCCACAAGGCACGACCATTGATATGGCGCAGATTCGTGAGCAGCTGAACGACAAGATAGACAAAGTAGAGCGTGATGCTGCTTTGGCCCGCGCTGCAATGACTCTTGATCGTGAACGGTCAATGTCTTTGGTTGATAAGAGTCGTCTGGACATGGCTGCTGATGCGGCCCAAGCCCGCGCTGGCATCCGCTTTGATATGGAAAAGATGCGTGGCGAATTGGACAAGCGCATTCATCTTCTTGAACAGAAGGTAAAGTGATGGAGCCGATCACCTTAAAGGTGGTCCTAATTGCTTGGATGCTTGACGTTCAAGCTGCAAAAGTCATGTATTTTATGCCGATCACAGTTCTTCCCGATGAGGCAACATGCCAAAGGACGTTGGAGGAATTGAAAGAAACGCATAAAAGGGGATATGCATACAATCTGGTCATTCGGGGAGCCTGTCTCCCTGCCAATGTAGGGGGTTAAAATGGATTTGCTGAAGGCTGTTGGCCCCTTATTGGGGCAAGTCGCGCCGACATTAGCAACCGCGATGGGCGGTCCTCTGGCGGGGCTTGCTGTCAAAACATTGTCAAACGTGCTTCTCGGGAACGAAGAAGGCACTGAAGCCGATGTCGTTAAGGCTATACAAAACGCTACGCCTGACCAGCTTGCGCAAATCAAGCAGATTGATGCTGACTTCAAGGTTCGGATGGCAGAGCTTGAGATTGACCTTGAGCGCATCTCTGCTGGCGACCGCGACAGTGCCAGAAAGCGCGAAATGGAACTTAAGGACCACATGCCAAAAATTTTGGCGGTGGGGATCACGGTTGGCTTCTTTGGTTGCCTGTTCTGGATGTTTGTCTATGGCGTTCCCAAAAACGGCAATGAAGCTTTGCTTTTGATGCTTGGCGCATTGCAAACAGCTTTCACAGGCGTGATCGCCTATTATTTTGGTTCATCTTCCGGCTCAAAGGCCAAGACGGACCTCATGGCAACAAAGGATAAATGAGATGGCTGCGGAAAATTGGGAAAAGGCATTTCAGATGGTCCTCAAGCATGAGGGCGGTTATGTGAACAACCCAAAAGACCCTGGCGGCATGACCAACCTTGGCGTGACCAAGAAAGTCTGGGAAGAGTTTGTCGGTAGAGAAGTTGACGAAGCAGAGATGCGGGCGTTGATCCCTGATGTCGTTAAGCCATTGTATAAAAAGAACTATTGGGACAAGATCAAGGGTGATCAGCTTCCATCAGGAGTGGATTATGCGGCCTACGACTTGGCGGTCAATTCTGGCACAGGCCGTGCGGCTAAGTATCTACAGCGTATTGCTGGTGTACCTGACGATGGCGTGATCGGCCCCAAGTCTATGGAAGCCATTCTGGCCTGTGACCCAGAACAGACGGTTGATGCCATTTGCGACATGCGTTTGGACTTCCTTCAAAGGCTCCCGACTTGGAATACTTTTGGCAAGGGTTGGGGTCGCCGTGTAGAAGAAGTCAAAGCTATTGGCCTTCAGATGGCAAAAGCTAAGTGATCGTGGTATAACAGCGGGATAGCGGAGTTTCCCAAATGACCACAGGATGCAGTTATGATGGCACGGTAGCTGGCACGTTCAGCTATATTGATCAGATTGCCACCATGGCGGTTGTTGAGCCGACTGACCCTGCTTTTCTTACCATTTTGCCATCCATGATCACTTATGCAGAAAACCGCATGTACCGTGATCTGGACTTCCTGTTTACGTCTGTTGCCTCAACGGCATATAGCACGACAGTGGGCAGCCGTCAGATTTCTGTCCCAACAGGGACTTTTGTTGTGCCAGAGCAGATCAACATTATTACCCCAGCCGGGACTACTAATCCTGATCTTGGAACCCGCGTTCCACTTTTGCCAACAACAAAGGAGTTTCTAGATGCCTGTTACGGGTCAGGTATTACGGCTAATCGCGGTCTACCTCAGTATTGGGTTCCTTTTGATGATTATACATTTCTCCTAGGACCCTACCCTGACGCTGTTTACACATGTGAAATTGTTGGCACGTATCGCCCAGATAGCCTTTCAATCTCTAATAAGACCACGTTCATCAGCCTGTATCTGCCCGATGTATTCATCATGGCATCCATGATCTACATCAGCGCCTACCAGCGTAACTTTGGCCGGGCCAATGACGATCCGCAGATGGCTGTGACGTATGAAAGCCAATATCAGGCTCTCCTCGCCAAGGCTGATCTGGAAGAAAACCGTAAGAAGTTTGAAGCTGCGGCTTGGTCGTCGCAGGAACCGTCTATCAGCGCCACTCCAACGCGGTGATAGCAGATGCCTCATGCCTCATTTAAGCTTCTTCCCGGCGTTGATCAAAACAAGACTCCCGCTCTTAACGAAGCAGCTATTTCCTATAGCCAGTTGGTTAGGTTTATCCCTGATCGCACACTGGGTGGGCTTGTGCAGAAGCTTGGTGGCTGGACAAAGTATTTTGGCAGCACAATTAACTCTATCGTGCGGTGTCTTTGGGCGTGGGAAGACACCAACGGGAACTCTTATCTTGGTGTCGGCGCGGAAGGTGTAGCGGCTGGTGGCGGCGGCGCTTTGAGCGTCATTGTTTCTGGCGGGATCACTGATATTACGCCGCAAACAACGACAGTAAATGTCGCGGTTGATTTCAGCACGACTTCTGGCAGCAACGAAATTACGATTGTAGATACTGGCAGAAACATCAACGACTATGATGTCGTAGACATTCAAACACAGGTGAGTGTTGGCGGCCTTGTCCTCTTTGGCCAATATCAATGCTTTTTTGTGGGCGTAAACAGTTACCACATTTATGCAACTAATGTATTGGGTAACCCTGCATTGGCAACAGCTACTGTTACTAATGGTGGCGATGTTGCTGAGTACGCGACCACAAACCTCAGTGACTTTGTATCCGTAACCTTGAATGATCACGGTTATGTTGAGGGCGACACTTATCCTGCACTGGTTGCTACGACTGTTGGCGGCGTTACAATTTACGGCAATTACACTGTTGTAAGCGTCACTTCTGCCGATGTGTTCGTGATCTCTGCCAGCAGCAGCGCAACATCAACCACAACTGGGTTCCAGAACAGTGGTGATGTTCATTTCCTTTACTATCGCGGAATTGGCCCGACACCTCCGGCTACTGGCTACGGCGCTGGCCCGTATGGCATTGGCGGGTATGGCACGGGCATTTCTGCAACTGGTTCTACAGGCACGCCCATCAATGCGATTGATTGGACGTTGGACAATTGGGGTGAAATTTTCATTGCTAACCCGCTTAATGGTCCAATCTATCAATGGTCGCCCACTAGCGGAAACCCTGTAGCTACAGTTATTGCGAACGCGCCTCCTGTTAATCAGGGCATGTTTGTCGCTATGCCACAGCGTCAAATCATTGCATTTGGGTCAACAACAAATGGCATTATAGACCCGCTTCTTATCCGCTGGTGTGATGTCAATGATTATGATCAGTGGATTCCATCCATTACAAATCAGGCTGGCAGCTACCGTATTCCTAAAGGATCGCGCATCGTTCAAGGCATTCAAGCTGGTCAGCAAGGCTTGATCTGGACCGATCTTTCTTGCTGGGCCATGCAATATGCTGGTCCTCCATATGTCTATCAATTCAACGAACTTGGCACGGGTTGCGGCCTGATTGGTCGCAAAGCCGCTGGATCTATGTCTGGTACTGTATATTGGATGGGTCAGAGCCAATTCTATCGCTTGTCTGGCAATGGCATAGAGCCAATCCGCTGCCCTATCTGGGATGTTATTTTCCAAGATTTGGACACGGACAACCTTGATAAGATCAGGTTTGCTGCCAACAGCCGCTTTGGTGAGGTTGCATGGTATTACCCAACCAAGAGTAATGGTGGGGAAATCAACGCCTATGTGAAATACAATGTAGTTTTGGACCAATGGGATTTTGGTGAGAATACCGCTCAAAACCCTTATGTAGCCCGCACTGCATGGATCAATGAATCGGTTCTGGGGCCACCGATTGGCGCTGGCACAAACACATATCTCTATCAGCATGAGACATCTACTGATGCTGATGGAGCACCTATGTATTCGTCTTTCCAGACGGGCTATTTTGTCATCACAGAAGCTGACAATAAAATGTTCGTGGACCAAGTTTGGCCCGACATGAAATGGGGCTATTACGGTGGCGTGCAAAACGCGAACCTAAAGTTAAGCTTCTATGTCACAGACTTTGCTGGTCAGACGCCGATTACATACGGCCCCTATAATCTGACACAGAACACGACCTACATCACCCCACGCTTCAGAGGCCGCTTGGTCTCCATTAAGATGGAAAGCGAAGACATTGGGTCGTTCTGGCGTCTTGGAAATACGCGCTACCGCTTTCAGCCCGATGGAAAATTCTGATGACAGCCTCTCTTGGTGACATTCTCACTACCCAAAAGAACGGCGTTGTTGCGGTTAATAACTTGGCGCAATCCAATTTGCGTGGTCAGGGAACTGTCACATCTGCGACTGTTACGGGCAGCACGGTTGTCTTTAATGGCACAGGCTATTTGGTCAAATACACGGTTGTTGTAGCGGGGAGCGCCAGCGGCTTAATCAACAATGCTTCATCTACAGTTGCCCCTGCGGCGACAAATGCTCTTTGTGCGACACCTAACACTGTCGGTATTTACCCTGTTGGAATGGTATTCACGAACGGACTGACAATTGTTCCGGGAACTGGTCAGTCCATCAACGTCACATATACTCCGGGGTAAGACATGCCACTGAAAAAAGGCTCCTCTCAAAAGACTGTCAGCTCCAACATCAGTGAGCTTATCCATTCTGGTCGCCCGCAAAAGCAAGCAATTGCTATCGCGTTGAATACAGCGCGGGATTCTAAACGTATGCACCGCGCTTTTGGTGGGCATACCCCAAACTTTATGACGACTTCTGCTGCAAATGGTCCGAAGGGCATTAAGCCTCATGTTGGCCCGATCCATAGCCCCGTAGCGGGTCGTACGGACCATCTTCCTATGCACGTGCCATCGGGGTCGTATGTGATCCCAGCAGACATTGTTTCGGCCATGGGTGAAGGCAATACCATGGCAGGGTTTAAGGTCGTGCAGCAGATGCTTAAGGGTCTGCCCGGCGTTGAGGCATTTGCTGATGGCGGATGGACCGGAGAATTGGTTCCAATCGTAGCGGCAGGCGGGGAATATGTTATAACCCCGCAAGAGGTTGAAGCTATTGGTCAAGACGACTTGGATAGGGGTCACAAGGCGCTTGATAGTTTCATCAAAAAGATGAGGGCTAAAACTGTGCAAACCCTCAAGAATCTTCCCGGCCCAAAGCGTGATTGACTGCCAGAGGGGGCATCATGACTGATATTGATTTAGGGGTGAGAATCGGAGGTCCAGCAGATGTTGACAAAGTTATGCAATTGGCTCTCAGAGCTTCGTCAGAAAATGGTTTCGTCACTCCAAGCCCTCAAAGGCTTCTTCAAGAAATCTGGCCAGCCTTAAATCTGGACCGTGGGTTACTTGGTGTCATTGACGGTGACGATGAACATTTAGAAGGGGCGGTCCTACTCAGGATCGGCTCTATGTGGTATTCTGATGATAATGTGCTGGAGGAAAAGGCTATTTTCATCCATCCAGATTATCGCAGTGCCAAAGGTGGGAGGGCGCGGCGTTTGTGCCAGTTCTCTAAACAAGTGGCTGATAATTTAGGTATGCCCTTGATAATTGGGGTCTTATCTAATCACAGAACGGCTGCTAAAGTGCGTTTGTACGAGCGTCAGTTTGGAAAGCCCACTGGGGCATTTTTCCTGTATGGTGCTACTACAGGGATGAGCAAGGAACTCTGATATGGGTGGCAAGACCTCACAATCTACGTCAACGGTGTCTATCCCACCGGAGGTTCTTGCACGGTACAACGCCGTAAACGCCCGCGCAGAAGAAGTTGCGCAAACCCCATTCCAGCAATATGGCGGTCAGTTCGTTGCAGGACTGACCCCCACTCAGCAAGCTGGTATTCAGAACACATCCACTGCTGCTGGTCAGGCCCAGCCGTATTACGGCGCAGCCACTGGGTTGGCACTGGCAGGGACCATGCCGGTTACGCCGGGCGGTCTTCAGACCAGCAAGTATATGAACCCATTCACTCAAGCTGTGGCGGCGCCGACCTATGAGGCTCTTCGCCAGCAGCAGGGTCAGGAACGCGCCCAGCAACAGGCTCAGGCTATCAAATCAGGCGCCTTTGGCGGGGACCGTGCTGGTCTTGAGCGCGCAAACCTGTCCCGTCAACAGAACTTGGCAACGGCTCAGGCTATCGCTCCAATCTTCCAACAGGGATACCAGCAAGCTCTTGGCACTGCCCAGCAGCAACAGGGCGTTAATCTTGCTGCCGAACAGGCCAATCGCGCCGCCTTCCAGCAGGGCGCACAGCAGATTGCGGGTCTTGGCACAGGCGCTCAACAGGCTGCCTTGCAGGGCGCTCAGGCCCAGATTGCCGCTGGTACACAAGAGCAGCAAACCAATCAGGCCGATCTTACGGCCCGCTATCAGCAGTTCCTGCAAGAGCGTGGCTATCCCTTCCAGACCGCACAGTTCTTGGCGAATATCGCCATGGGTACTGGTGCGCTGTCGGGCAGCACAACGACATCTACACAGCCCGCTGGGTTCTTCTCTGACGAACGTCTTAAAGAAGACATCAAGCGTGTTGGTGAGACTGATGATGGTCTGCCGATCTACAGCTACCGCTATAAGGGCGACAACAAGACCCAGATTGGTCTTATTGCGCAGGACGTTGAGAAGAAAAAGCCTGAAGCTGTTGGCTTGGCTCCTGCGGCTGACGGTCATCTCTATAAGACCGTGGATTATAAGAAAGCCACTGAAGATCGCCCGCATCGTGAGTATGGCGGCGGTCTTGATGTCAATTCTATGGGCGGCGCGGTTTTTGAGCGCGGCAACTATGCAACGAGCGGGTTTGTTGGCCCATTTAATCCAGACGAAGACCAGAAAAGGAATTCACTGGTCGGGTCCGGCCCGTATGGAGTTAGCCTGTCTACGTTGACTCCTGGCAAGTTGATGGTTGCTCAACCCCCCGCTGCACAGCCATCTGGGTTTTCTCAAGCCGTTAAAACGGGCACAGATTTTGCCAATCTTGCTAAGATGGGCAAGGCGGGCCTTATTGGCACCGGCCCTACAGCCGACGATAAAGAAGGGACTTCTGGTCTTATTGGCGGCCAAGGAAAGATGTCCGGCAAAAACATCTTCAGCGAGTTGGATGACTGGCTGAAAAAGAAACCCAATGCGGCTCATGGCGGCTTGATCGTGGGTCGGCATCACTACGAAAATGGTGGTGACGTTAATGATGATGAGAATGATGACGCGAACGAAGATCGCGCTCATGTCCCGTCCAGCGCATTTCCATCTGACGTTTTGAAGGCTGGCGCGCAGCATGGCAGCTTGGCAACTGCTGGTGGTCGTGGCGGGTCAGGCCCACAATCCGGCCTTAGCCAGCTTGGTTCGGCAGCTTCTTCCATTAACAGCATTGCTGGCCTCTTTGGCGAAGAAGGTGCCTTGTCTGGCGCTGGTGATTTCCTATCCAGCATTGGTTCCGCGTTCTTGGCATCCGGCGGCGCTGCAAATGGTCCCGGCCTTGTTGCTCGCGAACACCATGCTGACGGCAAGCGTGTCGTTGGCGGCTCGCGTGAAGATAGTGACTTCCGCCTTGATGATGAGCGGCTAGCTGAAATTTTGGCATCCGGTCAAAAAGAGCCAAGCATCATTCCGGTAGAAATGAATTTTGAACCCGGTCTGAATTTGCGTGGCCGGTATATGCAAGCTGACAAGTATTCCAATGTTGCTGGCGGCTTGGGTTTCCCCGTTGGCCGTGCACGTGCTGAATTGGATGGCTCTTATGGCTGGGTTCGTGGCGCTCCACAGGCCCCGACCAATAAATCAATCATGGGCCGCTTTACCGTGCCATTTGCTGAGGGTGGACTTGTCCCCCGCCAGCATCATGCTGTTGGCGAACGTGCTGTTGCCGAAGTTCCGGATGTAGTTTTTTCGGAAGAAGCTGACTTGCCAGCAGTCAACGCCAGAGAAGCTATGGCTGTTGACCCCGGCTTGAAAGCCCAGCCGAAGTATAAAATTGAGCCTCAAAACAAAGAGGACATGGAGCCGCATAAACAGGTTCTGATTGACTACATCTATCCGCGTGAAGGTGGATTGGATGCAGAAGGCAAGCCAAAGTACAATGTCCGTCAGGGCACTGGAAAAGAAACATTTGACATTGAAGCAGGTCATCCTGGGCTGAAGCCCGCTCCCGGTGGCGTATCTTCGGCTTCCGGCGCTGGTCAGTTTATCCATGAGACATGGAACCGTGTCACTGGCGGCGCTCCGATGACCAAGGGTTATCAGGATGCGGCTACATGGAAGCTGGCATCTGATGATTACGCGAAGCGTACAGGCCGCGATTTGGATGCTGACCTCAAAGAAAAGGGGCTTACCCCTGAGATCAAAGCTGCCCTCAAGCCGACTTGGGAAGGCATTGATGCCCCGAGGGGCGTCAGCACAGGCTCTGTTGCCTCCAAAAAAGACGAGAGCGGCGGTCTGAACATCAAGGGAATTAGCGATAGCGTCACTTCGGACAAGTTCCTTGTTCCGTTCCTATCGTTCGTTGGCTCAACACTGGCATCTCAGCGTCCAACCCTTGGCGGGGCACTTGGTGAAGGTATTGTCGGCGGTGTTGCTGGCTATCAGGAAAACAAGAAGGTCCAAGCCGCTTTGGCTAAGGGCGTTCTGGATATTGTCAAAGACCGCTTCAACGTCACGACTGACCCGAAGACCCAGCAAACCATCTACTTTAACAAAGCTACGGGCCAGACCATTTCTGCTGCTCAATATGCTAAAGCTGTTGGCGATATTGCAGAGTCCATGGGCGTTTCTCGTGGCATTTTGGGCATTTCCACCGAAGGAACTGAAGTTCCAAGTGTGAGCAAGACAACCCAGCCTGGCGAGTTTAGCCGCCCAGGAGCGGGTGGTACGCGCACTGCTGACGTTACAAAGTCAACCACTACTGAGCCGAGCAAGGTAGAAGGAGTGGGTGAGGAGAAGAAAGCAGCAACGACTGAGGCTGTAGACACTCGCAAAATGAACCCAACCGAATTGGCTGATTATGCTGTCGCCAACAAGGCAAAGTTTAAGTTGATCGGTCCTAAAGACCCAGACGCTCTTCTGGCAGAGGCAGATCAGTTTTCCAGAATGGCTGAATCTGAGCGCCTCGCTGGCAATAGCACTGGTGCTGCTGCGGCCCTTAAACAAGCTGAAGATATTCGCAACCGCAGGGAAACCTATATCAAAGATGCTATTTCCTTTGAGGTTGAGAATAACAAGCAGATTATGCAAGCGAAGAATGAATCTGCCAATAAGACGTACGACAAGGCTGTGTCCCGTGTTGATGCGTATGAGACAGATAAGGCGCTGCTCAACCGCACCGCTCAGGCTTTGCAAGACTATCGTGCTGGACGTTGGAGCGATGCTCGCGCTACGATTGGAGACGTTGCTGGAACGCTTGGCATCCCGCTGCCAAAGGGCTTCTTCAATGCCGAAAGAAACGACGAGTTGGTGAAGCTCGCTCTTACACAGGTTGTTGACCAAGTGGCAGAACGCCAACTGGGTCGCGCTCCAGGGACAGCCATGAAAACCCTTGAGCAGACTGTTGCTGGTCCGAAACTTAGCCCTGGCGCAGCATTTGCCCTTCTTGGTCGCACGATTGGTGACTTGGATTACCAGTATGACAAGGACCGCGCCTACATCAAAAAGGGTCGCGGAACCGACTACGGCGAACATACCGTGGACTGGAAAGACAAGAGCAATATTACCGATTACTACCGCAGGGCGTATAGCTCCATCCCAGAGCCAATGGGCATGGAAGAATCTACACGCCGTAGCCTCCAGAAATCTTATGGCTATGAGCCAAAGGTTATCATGTCTGTCCCAGATCAGCAGCGAGGGGCTCCTGCTCCTACTGTAGCTCCGGGAACCAGAACTGGTGAGCGTAAGCAGTTCAAACAGGGCTGGGGCGTTTGGAATGGAACCCAGTGGGTTCCCGAAAACGCGGGAGGTTAACAATGGCTGATGAAAACCTCCCTGACGCTCCTTGGGCAGCACCAGAGCCAGAACGGCGCGGTAGTGATCTCCAAGATGCTCCTTGGGCAACATCTGCTGTTCGTGAAGCTACAAATCAAAAGCAAGCACAGGCTCTAAAAGACCGCCAAGCTATCGGCAGCATGGAGCCTGGCCAGTACGAGGGCTTGAAGGCTGCCGCTTGGGCTGCTGGTGACATGGCACTTCTTCATGCGCCGTCTTTTGTGAACGCTTACCTTGAGTCAAAGAAGAACAAGACAACCCTCAAGGATGAGCTTCAAAAGCAAAACGAGTACACCGAAGCTCTATACAGGCAGAACCCTAAAGAAGCATTGGCTGGCGATGTCGTCGGCTTGGGCGCTGGCATGTTTGTCCCGCTTGGCCCTATAGCAAAAGCTGGCCAGATTGCAGAACGTGTAGCCGCTCCTTTGGTCGGGAAAGCAGCTTCCAAAGCTGTTGGTTTAGGAACAACAGCGGGTGGCGCTTCGGCAACTGCTAGTTACCTTGAAAACATGGATACCGATAAGGCTATCCGTGACGCTGTAGTCGGCTTTGGCGTTGGCACCGCTTTGCAGCCTGTGGTTGGGTCTATTGCCCGCAAGCTGACCAAAACACCAAACATGCTGGATGAGGCAGGAAATCTTACCGACCGCGCTCGGCAGGAAATCAGAAAGCTTGATCCGAATATTACCGATGCGGATATTGCTGCGCTTAGTGAACACCTTGCGCCTATCGTCCAAAAGGCTGGTGGTATCTCCAAAAGCACGATTGAAGCTGCTCGCCTCAAAGAATTTGGCGTAGAGCCTACAAAGAGCATGGTCACTGGTGTGCGCCCAATTGAGGCTGCTGCTCCAGAAGTTGAACAGCGCATCCAAGCTGGCAAGGAAGCTCTTGGACGTAAGGCTGATGAACTTATTGCTGCTCCTACAAGCCCCACTGCTGCGGCAGAAGAGCTGCAAAAAGCTCAGCGTGAACGCTTCCAGACTGGCGAGCAAAAGTTTGAAAAGGCCCTGCCAGAAGAAGGTGAATTTATTGCTGGCAAACGTAGGGTTGAAGAGCCTCTCTCGCAGGACGAAAAGCTCAGCAAGCTTTTTTATATGGAGCAGGAGTACGGCCTCCCTAATCTGGTCAATGAAAGCATTTCAGATGCTTTGAAGGCGGCAAACATCCCGCCTAACCTGAGTGCGACTAATGGCTTTGAAGCAACGCAGGGGGCTTTAGACTATCTGACTAAAACCCTGACTGCCGGCAACATGCCTTTTGGCAGCGTACAGAGTTTCAAGAACATTGATGCTGTTCGTCGTGGTATTAATCGGTTCTTCAACGGTGCTTCTTCAGAAGATGCTCGCGCCCTTCATGCCGTGATGGAAGGCTATTTGGGCGGTGTCCAAAAAGCTATTGACCAGAAACTGTACACTGGGGACGAGGCTGCTCTGAGAAACCTCAAAGATGCTGTTGGTTTCTGGAAGCAGTTTCGCCAAGATTTCTTTGAACCAGCCGGTGGCGGTGGTGCGGCGCTGAGAGAAGTTTTGGGGAAAATGATTGATCCGGCAACCGGCCACGTTACCGCTGATCTCAGCGAAGGTGTTGCAATGGCAGCCCAGCAAGCTCTGGGCCGCAATATCTTGAAGCCTGGTCAGGGGCTGGCGTTCTATGAGCGTTTGGAGACAGCGATTGGCAAGGACAACCCTGCCATGGACGCTGTGCGGGCAAGTATCCGCAATGAAGCCTTGAACACGAATGGCGACCTGACGAAATTGAGCCGGAAGATCAATGATCTTTTGGACCCCAAAAATGTTGGTTTGGCCAAAGCTATTTTTAATGCGGATCGCGATCCTGCGGGCGCTGCAAAAAAACTGGATGAGTTGCGCCGCCTTGCTAAGGCTACGGACATCATTAACAGACAGGCCATCAGCAACGAGAAGAAGGCCTCCTTTATCTGGGATGCCTTTAAGCGCATTGCCCCAACGACTTTAGCGGTTGTTTTTGGCGCTCCTCATGGTCTTGCAGCACAGGTTATCGGTTCTGCGGCAGCAGAAGGTGCGGCGGCTGGTGCGCGTGGGGTTGGTCAATCCCGTGCAGTTGCTAGGGAATTGGCTGGCGCTCCAAAGGTTGCACCCGAATCATCTTTTGAGCGCAAAACGCCGTATATCCGCAATGTGCCCGGCCTTTACCCTGACCTTGATACGGAGTCGGGAGGTGAGATTCCTCCTCTGACCATTCGCCCTGGGCGGGCTACTGGGGGCCGTATTGCCCATCCAGAATCTATTGCCAATAGCTTGGTCTCCATGGCTGACAAAGCCAAGAAAACCATCAATAATAACACTGAAGTCCTTCTCAAAACGCCTGACACCCACGTGGCCCAGGCCCTTGAGATCGCCAATCGTCAGATTGAGGGTTAAACGATGCCATCGTCATATACGACAAACAAGACCCTAGAGCTTCCGGCGAACGGCGCTTACATTGATACATGGAATGTCCCTGTCAACGGCGACATGACCATTATTGACCAAGCTCTTGGCGGCACGACCAGCCTCAACGCTACGGGCGGGTCTGCTACCCTGTCGGTCAGCCAGTATCGGTCCTTGATCCTCCAGATCAGCGGCGCGATTTCAGCCGATGTGACCTACACGATCCCGATTGGGGTTGGCGGTCAGTGGCTGGTTTATGACACGACCACGACATCTACGGGTAATGTGGTCAAGATTGTCTCTGGCGGGGGTGGCACACAGGTCACCTGTCAGCGGAATGCTTACATTCTGGTCGGCTGCGATGGCACGAACACTTGGATTGTTGCGGCCTCTGCCAATGTTCCCACAGGCGGTGGCACGAACAAAGCCTTCTATCTGAATGACATTACCATCACGGACAGCTATACTGTCCCTGTTGGTTCAAATGCGATGACTGCTGGCCCCGTCACAATTGATGCGGGTGTCACGGTTACAGTTTCACCCGGAAGCTACTGGACGGTGGTTTGATATGCCCGTAACCCTCAAATCTTCTGGTGGCGGCTCCGTCACGATGGATGTGCCTTCAACGGCATCTACCTACACTCTGACGCTTCCTGCTGTCACTGGCACGGTTCTTCAGACAGGAACGACTGTCACGGTCGCACAGGGCGGCACTGGCCTTGCTACGCTGACAGCCAATAACGTGGTTCTGGGCAACGGCACGGGCACACCTAACTTTGTGGCTCCCGGCACGAACGGCAACGTCCTGACCAGCAATGGCACGACTTGGACAAGCGCCACGCCAGCAACGTCTGTCATTAACGTCCAAACCTTCACATCGTCCGGCACTTGGACGAAACCTTCTTATGCTGCTGGTAGCCGTGTCTTCATTCAAGCATGGGGTGGCGGCGGCTCTGGTGCAAAATCGGACGGTCAAGGTGCTGGCGGCGGCGGCTATAACGAACGCTGGCTGACGCTTTCGCAACTTGGAGCAACAGAAACAGTAACTGTTGGCGCTGGCGGTGCCGCAAAAACTTCAAACGGAAATGGCAATATCGGCGGCAACACTTCTGTTGGCTCTTTGATTACTGCTTATGGCGGCGGCGGTGGTGGTGCTTTTCCTTATCCCGGAAGCGGAGGCGGGCAATTATCTGCTGGTCAAACTGGGGCAACCAACGGTCGTCCGGGGCTTCCGTGGTTTTTGTCATATTATAATGGCACTGATCCTTTTTATCAGGGTAACGCGGGAACAAACACTTCCGGCGTAGCTAATAGTATTGATGCTTTATTCCACGGCGGCGGCGGTGCTCAATCTTCTATTGGTGGTGGCGCTGCTGCTGCTAACTCAGTTTGGGGCGGCGGTGGCGGTGGTGCAAACGCAACAAATACTGCTGGTGGAACATCTAAAAACGGCGGCAATGGCGGCGCTGGTGGTACAGCGGGGACTGCTGGGACTCAACCCGGCGGCGGCGGTGGTGGTTCATCAACTGGTAACTCCGGCGCTGGTGGTGACGGTCAAGTCATCATCACTGTCTTCCCAGCATAAGGAGCGAACATGACAACGTATGCTGTGATCGTTACCTCAACCAACATCTGCGACAATGTAGTTGTTTGGGATGACACACTTGGTCTGTGGACACCTCCGACTGACCATTACATTGTCAACATTGATGGTTTAGAAGTCGGCATCGGTTATTACTATAACCCCGCCACGCAAGTGTGGACGGCTCCTCCGTCTGTCACTGCGTCATTCTCTCCTGCGCCAATCTTCCTGTCGCAATCAACCGTGCTGACTTGGGTCTCTGAGAACGCAACAAGCGTGACGGTGAATGGCGTGGCTGCTGATCTGAATGGATCGCAGACATTCACACCTGACAAGGTTGGCAAGTTCTCTGTGACTGTTGTCGCCACTGGCTTGGCTGGATCGGCATCAACGACAGCCACTGTGACCGTTGTCGCCACTCAATCGGAATTGGTGATCTAACATGGAAGAATGGCGTCCAATACCGGGATTTGAACATCTGGGAGAGATCAGTGATCTTGGCCGGGTGCGCTCCCGTTTGGGCCTCATTCGGAAGACGATTGTCAGTAACACCGGATATATCCGTGTCGGGCTTAAAAAGATCGGCGGGAAAAACACAAATATGGTTACTGTTCATAGACTTGTAGCTCTGGCATTTTGTGAGGGCTACCAAGATGGCTATACGGTTAACCACATCAATGGTGACAAGCTAGATAATCGCGCTGCCAACTTGGAATGGTGTAATTTAAAAAACAATGTTCGCCACGCTTACCGCATGGGGCTACGGGAAAACAATCATCGGAAGCCAAAAATTCCTCATGAGCATAAAGAATTGCTGAAAGAGGAAATCGCTTCTGGTAAAACAACCTATGAGTTGGCTGCGCGTTATGGCGTTAACCAGTCCTCAATGTGGGTTTTTTTGAATGGCCGTAAAAAGCCGACTGTCATTCATGATGTAGCACAATAGGAGGCGGCCATCAGTACCCTCAAGACAATCAACATCATCCACCCATCTGGCAGCACGAATAACATCGTGAACGATGCCAGTGGAAACATCACTGTTGGCAATAACGCGAC